ATAAGAAGTTTACTTCCATTGCATCTAAGCTAGAAGTAGCTGCTCCACCTGCAGAACCTGTAATCCAAGTTTTATAACGTCTGTCTTCAGTTTCTGAAGCTCTATATCTTACGTGTAAGAATGGTCTTTTAGCGTTTTTACCAAGTACTTGGTCATAAACTGTAGTTGAACCAGCTGGTACTAAAATACCGTTGATTTTTCCACCTACTAAACCACCTCTCATTGTAGGATCGTTTAAATATTTCCAGTCTGTTTTATAAAAATCATAACCTCTTCTGAATCCTGAGAAACCTAAGTTTAAAGCCATTTCTTGATCATTATCAAATAAACCAAATGATGCTGAGTTAGATGATCCACCTGCAACATAACCGTTAAGACTAGCTAACATATCGTCAACGTCAAATCCAAACTCTCTGTTTAAGAAAAGTACATTCTCTTCAATAGATCCTTGTTTATCAAGTCTCTGAATAATAGAATCAAATTCTCCTAAAGTTGTTGGGTTTCCACCTGCCCATACGTTACCTCTAGCGTTAACCACATAGAATAAACCTTCTGAACCTTTGTTACCTACACCTGATGCAACACCAGCTGCAATTGCAACTACACCACCACCTACTTCTGCAGGTACTGCTTCAACCATTGCTGTCTCTAAATAATCTTCAAAACGTAATCTTGTTTCGTGTTCTGATTTTAGATACCATAAGAAACCATTAGCTCCATTTTCAGTAGTCACTTCAATCCATCCAATTTGTGCCATATCAGAACCTGATACTGCATATCTATCTTTGATGATTATTGGTGAGTTATCAAAAATGATGTCATCAGCTTCAAGTTGTCCTTGCATACCGTTAGATCCTTTTTGAAATTCTGAACCATAAATAAACATAGAAGTAACAACTCCTAATGCTGCTTGTTGTCCACCTGCTTCATAATACGCTACTGTAATTTGTGCATTAGGTAAATCTACTGCTGTAATTAAAGCTTTGTTTGTTAATACTGAATTAGCTGTGTTATCAGAGATCATAATTGTTTGACCAACTCTTAATGCAATTTGTCCACCTGCTGGAATTAATGCATCGTTAATTGCTAATACTGCTACGTCTTGTCCTGCAGCTGCTGCTGAAGTTACATTTACATATTTAGTATGCAATCTTCCTTGTTCTGCCCATTTAATTAAATCTGAATTAGAAGGCATCTCTGCTCCAACCATTCTAAGAAATGATGCTACTGATCTGTTTCCATATCTTTCAAATTCTTTTTCATAAGTATCTGGTAAATATTGATTTAAGAAATCAAAATTTGTGATATAGTTTGTTTGTAATACTACTTGCTGTGCACTTGGTTGTAAATTAAAACCTGGTGCTGCATTTACTTGTCCTGCCATTTTTTTAAATTTTTAATTATTAATTATTTTTTCTACTACTTCTAATCCTCAAGCCTTTTCCTGATGTGTCATTAATTGCTTTAGCTTTAAATCCTGCTTGTGGCGTTCCTTGAGGTGTTTGTCTCAAGTCCATATTAATGTTTTTACTTTTTTTCGAAACATCACCTATGGCATCTGCCTTACCTTGATCATAAAAATATTGAGCAAGTTTGTCTGGATTCATTGCTGCATTTAATGCCTTGTGCCAACCTTTTGCATTTGATATTATACCTTCGCTATCAACATACTCATTAATAAAATTTTGTACATTAATTTGTTTAGATTTAATTTCATTTGCATCTCCAGATGAATAAATAATATTTTTTTCTCCTATATTAAACTCAAAACCTTTGAATTCAGAATTAAAAACTTCATCTGTTTTTTTGCTAAAAAATTCAGCTCTTTTTTTATTAGCCTCCATCTCATCACGAGCCTCTTGGACCTTTTCCTTGTATTCACTATAATCTTTACGATCATCTTCGTTCAGCGAACCCCCACTTGACTCAAGAGGAATTTTATATGCTTCAGAAATTTCACTTAAATATTTACGTGCTGTTGCAAGTTCTCTTTTTTTAGATATCTTCTTCTTTTTAATATCTCTTTCATCATCTATATCTTCATCATAACCATATTTATCTTCCATTAGATATTCAATATCTTCTGTATCTAAATCTGTTTCTGTTAAAGAATAATATTCTTTTAATAATTTATCGTCACTTAATTCTGTATAATCTTTATTAGCATTTACAAAATCTTGAAACCCACGCCCTGTTTCTTTTTTAAATTTTAAATATTTAGAAACATCATCTGGTAATTCTTCATTACTTTCTGATTGAGCAAATAAATCATCTACAGAAGATATATCTTTATTATATCGTGATTTAATATATGAAAGAACATCTTCGTCTTTTAATTCAGGTAAGTCTTGAATTTCTTCTGACTTTTCCTCAATTGGTAATTCTTTAGTTTCTGGAACAACAATTTCTATTGTATCAGAATTTTCGTTAACTTCTTGAGCTTGTAAACCATCTTCGTGTTTAGTTAATAAGTCTTGCTCAATTTCTTGTGTTGATTTTGACTCAATAGAGTCAACTGATTTTACATCTGTGAATTTCATTTGATTTAATTTTTACAAAGTTAATATTTAATTTTATATACTATTTAAGGATCATCTAGGTTCAAATTCAGCAAGATCAAAACCATCTAAACTATCTTCTTTAGATTCAAAAGATACAGGAGCTAAATTATTTTTACGTTGTTCTATTAATTTTGATTGCTCAGTAGACTGCTGACTTATTCTGTCTGATTTAGCAGTTTCTCTTTGATCTTCTCTAGCTGACATTGCTTCAACCTCAACTCCTTTTAATTTCATATTTAAATCAAATTCCAATTTCATTAATTCAGATTTTATGTTTGCCTCACCTTGCATTCTTTGAAGTGAAAATTGCATTTCACTTTGCATTATTTTCAACTTAGCTTCATTTTCAGTTTGAATTTTTGCCATTGCAGCCTGTGCAGCCATCTGTTGAGATTGTTGTTGGATTTTTCCTTGTTGCTCTGCTGCTGCTGCAGATGCTTTTTGAGTTGCATCTGCTTTTCTTTTACGTTTTAATTTTAAAACTTGATTAGCAACTTTTAAATTTTTAATTTCTCTAATATCAATAGCATCTTCTAAGTTAATAGAATCACGTGATAAAGCCATATTAATATTTTGTTCTAGCATTTTTCGTTCTTCTTCGTCAGGAACAACTTCTATAAAAATACCGAAATCACTTAAATATAAATCTGTAATTTCATTAAGTACAGAAACATTGTATTTACCAATTTGATTTACAAATTCATCTTTAAATTCTGAATACTCTAAAACATCAGCAATTCGTGAAGATAATGCTGTAGCTAAGTTTTGAGTTATACTTAAACCAGCTTGTAATATATGACGAGTAGCAGTATTACTACTTAATGCAGCCATTTTTTGTAATCCAACTAATGCATTTTCATTAGGTAAAGATCCGTCTCTTGCTTCGTTTAATCCAGTTACATCTCTTAACATACTTAAATAATGATTGTATGTACCAATTAAACTTTGAATTTTAGACTGACCTGAACTTGCTGTTAATTGTTGAATAGGAACTTTTGCTTGATTAAAATCTCCATCCTGAGTATAACTTCTACCAATAACACTACCTGTTTGAAAATACATTCTTAATGCATCTTCAGGATTATATGCAGCACCATTACCTAAATCAACTTCTGCTAATCCATCTGCATCAATAAATACACCATCAGGAACAACTTTAGATAAAACTTGTTGTAATTTTAAATGTGTAATTTGAATTAAATCTGCAAACGTAATCATTCGTCTTACTAAAGATTCTAAAACTCCTTTATACATTCTAGGAGCACAAGCTATAAATTCTGGATAAACATTCTGACTTGCCGATTGTGGTCTAGCCATATTCTCAGCCATTTGCCATTTAAGAATTATGCTAGTTCCCATAACCATAACTCCTTCATACCAAACATCAATAGTTTTAGATACTTTTTCAAAGTTTCCTTCTTCCATCATTTCATCTGATGGATTAAATTCATCTGTTTTTTCTATAACTTTTTCAGCACCAACATTATTTTTTTTCTTTTTATATGTAAATGTATTAGTTGTTTTATAATTAAAAAACAAAATTGTAGCACTATCCCTACTAAACAAACTGTTATTATAAAATTGTGCAGTATTATTATAGTCATACCAACTTTGGCTATACTGAGATATTTCCTCCATATCTTCTTTAGTTAATGAAGGATCAATTTTTAATAATTCTATAATAGGTAAAGTTTTAATTTCACCCCAATAAAAACAATCATTAAAATGAGGATCTTCAGTATAACTATAAACTAAGTTAGCTGGATCTACATAATTTATTTTAATTCCATCACCAGGCAAAAATGAATGTCTAGCTACAGAAATACCTAAAACAGTTTGATCGTAATCTAATTGTTTTTTTATTTCGTGATATTTATTTTCTTCAAAAACAGTATTAATTGCTTCTTCTTCAGCAATTTCAATTGAAGGTTTATATTTCATTTGCATATGTAATGCAAGTTCTTCACTATCTGCAGGTAAGTCTTCAACATCAGATGCAAATGCATCTACGTCAAAATCTTTATTTACTTGAGTTATTAAATCTTTTGATGCCATATCTGCACCAAGCATACGTTGATAGTTGTTTCTTCTATCCATTGACATTGCATCTTGTGCATATGCTTTTACTTGAAATACCCTGTCAGACATTCCATTAACAACTATGTCAACAAATTTTGGTATAATAGGAACTGGTGTCCAATCTAAATTCAAATAACTTAAATCGCCATCTATTGCTAATTCATTTTTATATTTAGCAACTGATTGTTCTCCTCTAGCATAAAGTCGTAATCTATGAAATTCTCCCCATTGATTATAAAATCTATTTGTATTACCATCTTTTCTAAACCATTCGTATTGTATGGCTTGACCAATCTGTAATCCAAATTCATTTGATTTCTTAACAGAATCAGAAACAAATTGACTTGGAAACCCAGTTGGGTTAATGTCTATTTTTACATCTTGCATTTACCTTATAATTTTGCTGTAACTTCCCTTATTGTCATATCTTGCAAAGTTAAACTTTATTTTTGATTCTTTTTTAACTGTTTCATAAAGATGTTTTTGAATTGCCATTAACGCTAACCCTGAACTAATTGTTGCATCAAACTTAGTTCTATTGTTAATATCAAATCTTGCCCAATCTTCTAAAGTCCTACTAAAATACATACTGCCTATTGAATCTGGATCTCTATAATCTCCAGAAAAATCTAATCCTACATATTTTTCTATATATGATTCTATAGATGCTGCGTGTGTTTGTTTAACATCTTCACTTGAATTAGGAATACCACCTAATTCTTTTTCAGTTTTTGATAATTTATTATAAGACTTGTCAGGTCTATTAATACTATACCCTCTATATCCTCTATTTTTAAAATGATACAATAATCTTGGTTTATTATTTTCTACTAATATAGGCATTCCATAAAAAACACAAGCCATTAATACTTCTTCAAAAAATATTTCTG